CAAATGAAGCATGGGCGGCCAGCAATCCTTCTCCAAACACCTTCTTTGTTCTTAATGAGCTTAGATCCGCTAACATCACACTTCTCTAGAGCATCCTCGTCAGACAACTCAGGAGATAGGTTAGCTTCAAGGTACTCCACCAGCATATCTACGTAGTTGTGGGCCTTCTCGATCTTTGTATCTCCAAACAAATACTGGTCCTTCTCTTTTGGAGTAAGCCCCGTTAACTTAATCTTTTTGCCATCAATGGTGGTAATAATACCCTTGGCGTCAGACTTACATAGGCGCTTTCGCTTCTTTTTTCCTACGCCGTCAGTTAACATCACTTCAGACGATGGAGAGCCAAGCTGCGACGACATTCCAGCAGCAGAAGTTACCCCACCATCGGAGTACTTAGCTAGAAGTTCGTCTATTTGTAGGAGGTAGTCCACTAGATATACGTTCCTGAAAGATCACGAGCCTTTATTATAAAGTATACATTAAGATGCGGGGGGAGAATACTCGCAATGGGGCTTAATGATGAAGCGGCAGAATTTAGAGCATGCGCCGATCCACCACTTGTGCCACTGCCATCATAAGAAGTGTTTAGTCCGTTATTGGGGGAGAGTATGCCGTCCGTTGAGTTAACGCTTGACCCTCCGCCACTAGGCTGCCCGGATACTCCAGTATCTCCAGATATATTATGGTGATGGCGGTTCCCGGAGTTGTAACCCTTTGACACTGAGTCACTTCCACCGTCACTGCAGTTATCTGAATCTCCTGGACCAGCGCCATCGATATTCATTGGGTCGTATGTGTAACTACCAGATCCATGGTAATGGCTACTAGAATGCTCATGGTCATATACATGGCGGTGTGTTCCAGCCGTGTGGGTATGCGTATTAATATGTGTATGCGAATCAGTAGAGTGGGTATGTGTGGATGTTCCCCCTGTGGTCACTGGGGACACAGATCCTGCTCCGAAAATAAATCTACCAGATAGATTTGGTAGCGTTGTGGTTCCTAAAACCGTGGCAAGCTGTGGAAAGGTAACGGCACTAAATGTAGAGCCATCACAAAGTAACCAGTTAGGGGAGATCTCGTGTGGAGGCCCCCCAGTAGGTATAACGTCGCTAGACGTATACGGTATTACCACTCCCACCGGTATTTCATCAGGTATGCCATCCTGCTTTAGCACACCACGGTTATTATAAAAATACCAAGGCATTACCCCTCCTCTGCCTTTATTAATACAGACATGGTCAAATAGCTAGGAATGTTTGAGTTCAGTGTACTTGGAGCGGAAGAGCTAGCTCCGGAGGTGCCGCTTATGTTTGCGCTATTTAGTCCAGCTGTGCTATTTCCGGTGGACCCTGACCCATTAGAGGTGGATGGATGGTTTGCACCAGTGCCAGTAATACCCGAAAGATCTAAAAGATTTCCGCCGTGAGCATGCGCAGCCGTTGCTGATATTTGGTTAGGCGGTGCTGCCCCTCCATCAAGATCGGCCGTGTTATAATTCTCTACTGAAGCACTCACAAGTAAAGATCCGGGCCGATGCCTATGCGCTGCTAAGTAATGTTGGTGATTGTAGATGGTGTGAGAATGCGCGGACATAGTATGCGTATGTAAATCAGCCGTTATAGTATGCGTGTGGCCCAATATAGTATGAGAGTGTGTTTTTGCACCACCATAACACGCTGGAGAAGTTATCCCACTAGCCGAGGTTATAATACCTCGTAAGAACCTACCCTGACAATCTGGGAGATTAAACGTTCCCCCAACTCCGGGAGTCTCTCCGTAGATTCCCCCAATGGCGTTATACAGTTCTAGATACGAGTTTTTTAATACGGCTTGACCTGTACAAAAAAGGTACTTATCAGGGGGTGTAGACGTGTAAGGAAGCGGACTAACTACCAATCCCCCTACTGGTATTACAGTTGGAGATTTTGGCGTTACGAGATACCCAGTTTTTGTGTAAAAGTACCACGGCATAGTTAAGTCCTAATTATGTAATATAGCGCCAAGTACGGAGGAACATGACTTTGTACGTCTAAATCTATTGTTACGCTCTCGGTACCAAGAATAGAATCAGTGGTACTACTCGTACCATACTCCGAGGCCGGTGAAACTTCGTTTCTTGGTGACCCACTGTTGTAATCTGGGTTTCCGGACGGACCTAGTGATCCGTTACCTGATGCGTCTCCAGAGTTGCCACTCATACCATGGGAGTGGGATGCCCAAGCAGCCGCCAAGTTAGTATTTGGGCGTAAATATTTAGCAGTAGCTGGGGATGCAGACGGAGAGTATCCGCCTGCAGTATGTGTATGTGCGGCAACAGTATGCGTGTGGTTAGGATAACTATGGTCATGGCCAGCAACATTGTGGGTGTGGTCAGGGCTAGTGTGGGTATGTGTTACTGTGCTTCCATGGGTGTGCGTAGCTGTTCCGCCCGTCTCTCCTATGACGTCAAAGTCAGTATCCGATGCATTCAAACCGACGTGGAATCTATTGGTAAAGTTTGGCAACCGAAACATTCCGGGTGCTGCTGCTCCGAATGTAACACCTGCAGCAACGAAGTAATCATGTAAGTTCTGGTAGTCCGTGATTAAGACTTGTTGACCATTACATTTCAAGTACCCGCTAGGTGTGGTTGTCCCAGCATACATAAAGATAAGCCCAGTCAGTACTGGACTTTCAGGCTCCGGAAGATCTGGGGCTCCATACTTTGTAAAGCCATACCACGGCATATTACGGCATCATCCCAAGCCCGTAGATAGTGACTGTTAGGTCCGTACCCGGGCCGGATGTTGGAGTTACAGAATCCCCGTACAAAACTTCTCCCGGGTTTAAAATAATGGTGCCCTCAAACTCTGCCCAACCGCCTCCAGCAATGTCAGCCGCAGGAAGAATCATATCGTCAGTTGTAGTTCCAGTTTGCCAAAACTTTACGGCCGCTGTTACAGAGGAACTTTGATTTACCACACGTATATGCTTGACAATAATCTGCTCTGTTCCACCAGCGGTTACTAAAGCTGTAGGTGATGCGTCAGCCAAGTTCAAGTCATCTTGGGCAAGCCTAGAATATGTATCTGTCATTTTAAAATCTCCTAATGATTCTATATAAAGTATAGCATAGTGGGAACTTAAACAAAGTACCAGTTACCTGCGTGATATATCACCTTTACTCCTTGGTACGGTACCGATAAGTAATAGTCGGCCTGACCATCAACTAACGCCCCTCCATTGAATGTTACTAAGAGGCCTCCTAAGGCGTCTACACCAGAAACCGACACTGAAAAGTGTCCGTAGCTGGGGTGCGGAGATAGGGCATTAATAGCCGATTGCACTGCTGCCGCAGTTGAAAGTTGGGTTAACCCAGAAGTAATTTGGCCAGCAAAGTTAATATTATAAGTTCCTGCCCCGGTAACCATAAAGTTTTGAACCTCGTCTACTCCTATACCTCCCGGAGTAACGGTAGTAGTAGCATTAGCAACGCCTACAGGGGAGTCCAATGTCAAAACAGGAATATTTCTTCTTTTTACGCCCTCGGCTACAACCGAGAGAATATTCAACCCCGCTGATCCCTCAATATCCTTAATAGTAATAATGTCACCAGTTGTTGGCGTGTACACCATATTAAGAGCATTTGGGAGTCTAATAAATAGGTCTCCAGCGGACGTGTTACAAAGTAATGTATTGTCTGCCGGGATTGCCACATCGTAGGTATCGGTAGCAGGAACCACCCCATTTTCAAGAACTAAAATCAAATCATTGGGTGTACCGTTAGCCCTAGATCTCCCGTTAATGTATAATGTATTGGGGGCTTGGGATGTTAATGTAACTGGAGATCCTGAGTTATCGCCAATCGAAATTCCACCACTTGAGTTACCTTGAATCAGGTGTAGACGTCCCAAATCGTCAAGTGTTGCGTTAGGTGTGGTCACCCACTCATTTGCAGGGGTATCATACCTAAGAAGTTCTCCTTCTGCAGCACCAGCGGCTGTAACATTAGTAAGGTCATCAAGAGCGGCTGTAATTGCAACAGGAGAAAATCTTTTGGCTAATGTGTACCACCCGGTGGAATCATACACAAGCGTGACAGAGTCTCCATCGGTATTGATAACTAAATCAGCTGGAGCTCCGTCAATGAGAGCACCATTTCTTGCAACAGTAATAGGGTAAGTGGAGGATGTACCTACCCCTCCCCCACCTACATCCCTAATCTCATACCATCTCCCCAGCGGAGGGCCTGCTGGGAGAGTAATTGTACGGGTTGCCCCATTTGGATCTACGAGTACCGTACGGTGTATGTCTGTGAGTGCTAAGTTTGAGTTAGTTGTATCAACAGGGTTATAAGTTGACTTGTCAAACTGGGTAGTCTCGTTGAACGTAATGCTTCCAGCCGCCGTATCTGCAGCATCGCTTCGAAGGAACTGTGTTGAATCAAGCGTGTCTAAAGTGTCAGCATCAACGCCTCCAGTTCCGGCTGCTTGGGCGTCTGAGATTATGTGCCAGCCCGAGCCATCGAAGACCAAAACTACGGACTTTCCATCAATATTTATGAGGTAATCTGCTAGTTGTCCATTAATCCTATGAACGGCATTAGCCCTACCTATAGTAATAGGGTTTGCTACTGAATCTCCAGATCCTAGGTTTCCAGCATCCCTTATCTCATACGTCTGTCCAGTAAGAGGCGAAGCTGGAAGAGTAACGGTGATAGATCCAGCACTTGAGTTGACAAGAACTGTTCTATGAGCACTGGTTAATGGTAGGTTAACCGAAGTCCCTATAACTGGTAAGGTTAGTGATCCATCAAGGTCTACATCACCGGTATTAAGTCCCGGTGCTCCAATCTGCACAAAACCGGTAGAATCTATTCCGTCAAGCGTAGCAGCGTCACCGACTGACCCGGCTACGACGTCATATAAGAGTTTACCCTCTTTGCTATAGAAAAACCAACTCATACACTAATCCTTACGGCGTAATAAAGAACGCAAATCTCTTGGATTCAGAGATGGCATCAGCAATCTCATTATCGACATACTCTTTATTTGTAACAATATCACCTGTATCCGTGTCCAGAATCGTATAATCCATATAAAGCTTATCACCCGTTGCAAGTGATAGCTCGTCTGGTCCCACGCGGTATAGGCACACATCAGGAGCAAGTGTTCCGTCTCCCCAGCAAATAACGCCAGTGTTACTAATCTCAATACGGTTGGCTACGTCTACGTCGATAGCCCTTGTAGAGTAGGCCGTAAATCCCCAATCCACGCCCATTGAAGTGTTTTCTCCGGGGATGTGTGGTGAGAACTCAGCGTTTGTGGTAATAACCGACTCTCCGGCATGGTTGGTGAATTGGAAACCTACGTCACCATCACCAGATCCATCATCCTTAAATACAAGGCGGCCAGCGGTATCTAAGTAAAGGTGCTCGTTTCCGTTCTCCCCGACACTTAAGGCCTTAGTAGGTGCCGTAGAAACATCAGAATCATACAGGACGCCAGCGGTCGAAGTCTGCAGTGACTGCCCATCTACGGTCAAGATGGTCTCGCTGGGGAGGTCATAAACAGACCTAAAGGTAATGTGGTTGTACTGCTCGTGATCAGCCTGAACTCCAGTAATCATTCTAGCGTTTGAGAGTACACTACCACTCTTAGTTACCTCACCAATGCGTTTAACGTACGAATCCACAGGTGGTGCAGAACCAACAGTGATGTTAAAGTTTGGCTGCTTGGTGGCCCCGTTTGCCGAGGTGCTTAAGTAAACGTTTCGCTCTACAGGGCCGACCTCAGAAGGCGACGGATCTGAGTCTTGAGTCTGGTCAATAAAACAGTAGCGGCCCTCAATGTTGACTGCGCCACGCTTATCAAACATCGTATCGCCAGAAAGGGCAAGCGAAATCCTATCCGTGTTTAAGGGATTTTGTGGCTGCGCAAGACGGATGTTCTGTGTGGTGCCGGTTAAAAGCTCCTGAACACTGTCCAAAAATGTATCGGTAACAATTGTACCGATCTCGAAATCAACATTTTTACTCATTCAATCAGGCCTTTGACTGTTGAGATTTTCACGAGTACTCAGTTAAAGTATACCGCAGATCTCTTCCTACAGGCCTAATTATCCTTCTGGTTACCTAGAAGCTCGTCTAAGTAAGCTTTCGGGATTACCACCTGCTCATCAGGTACGATATCCTCTTTCTGAAGGGGCGATCCAGCCGTTAGCATATTGGCTGCGTTAAATCCGCCCTGATCCCCGGGACGTCTAGGCATTTTTGGAGTGATCTGACCATTAGGGCCGCGACCGTTACCAAGACCTGTTATATCCACCTTCTGTGCAGTTTGTGGGGCCATGTTACTGACAAATGGCATAAGTTCCGGATTTCCTGCGCTTGCCTGCATCATCTGAGCGTTCTGGGCAGCAGCGTTACCCTCGGCTCCCGGCTTAGGTTTAACTGTCTTGTCACCCTCAGGTAGGGGCTTCATTCCAAGCTGCATCCTAATCTCGTTAATAGTCATTACACCGAGAGTAGCATAGATGTTATGAACCTGAGCATCAACAGACTTATCTGCTACACTCATTTCCTTGAAGTCTAGCCTCCAGATGGTAGGGTCTACACCTACGCCGTTCTCTGGAGACACTCTAATAACAGGATTAATACTTAGGTCGCCATCTGCTGCGAGTTCAGCTGGAAGCTGCTTATTGCCAATCATCACTAGCTCAGGCCAGAGCAGCGCCATCAACGTCTGCTCCATTTCTTCCTGACGTGGCGCAATAACCTGCTCTAAGTACACAGACTTTTCGATAGCTGCATTCGCGTAGTTAGTGTCTGAACCGCCTACGACTACCGGTGGAGTTCTGTGGGCTTCTCGAATCTCGGCCTTATTTGCCTCCCTAAACTTTGTCCACCCGGAATCCTTCTGCTCTGAGGAAAGCTTCTCTACTCGCATCTTAACACCGGGAGGAAGGTGGAAGATGGCTGGCTCGAAGGTCTTAGCCGATAGGTTTCGCCTAAAGTGCTCCTCGATGTCACGCTTTGTATTAGGATCGATCTCTACCTTGATAGGCTGATCACCATAAAGCGTAGGAATGGCAGTGGCGTCTACCTCAAAGATAAGTGCTAGCTCTGGAGTAGCCGAGAACTTGAAAAACTTGTTATTGTACTCTCTAGCAGCCTCGTCACCGATAATAGTCGGAAGGGCCGCAATATCTACTGGAAGGCCGTAGTAGGCTGACTTATGTGTATCCAGCTTAAAGTGGATAAGCTCATTGATCTTCCTGTCCCTATCGGGGAGAATCTCAATGGTTCCATCCTCCTTTAGCTCACACTTATCACCAAAGTTGTAAAACGGAACCTTTGTTACGCCGTTTGATAGGACCTGCACGAACCCAGAGCGATCCTTCTTAATACGGATGGTGTGAGAGGGGATGTTGTAGATGCCATCGATCTCTCCTCGACGGTTACGTGAAACCTCTAGGTACCCGTTTCCATTGCTCTCAAGATCGTAGAGCATGTTATAAACAGCCTGAGCGAACGGACTTCCACCCTTTGCAGCCCAGCGCTCCAGCTGTAGTTTAATCTGATCGGAAACGTCATCGCGGTCAGTTTCATCGGCAGCTGGGTCTACTCGCTTGATCCTATAACCTAGGGCCGCTACGTTAGTTGCCTTGGCCTCGATGCATGAGCGCCTAGTAACTGAGATATCGTTTAGGTCTGATAGGAACTTCAGGTCATAGGGAGCCGCCACCAAGTCGAGGGACTCAGCGGAATACGTATCCTGCTCATCAGTACCGGCAGTTGAGGACTTAGCTAAGAGTGTGTCAACCTTAGCTAGTGGTGATGTCATATCCCTACCATACACATCAACCGGCTTACCCATCCCTTCAGAGTTTCCTCGTGAAGCATGAGAGTCTCCTCCAAACACATTAATTTTGTACGTGTAAGGTCGGATTGGCTTAGCTGGCTGTTTTGGAGTTTGTTCAGACATGCTTAAAGTATACCATATTGTTACCCGAATCCAATCTTATATGTGACTGGGCGCAATGAAGATAATAGCGATATTTCCTCAAGTAGAGAGGATACGGCATCTACTTGGTCATCCTTTGCGGCTCTCGGGAATGATGTGAGTTCGTCTTCAAAATCTGACAGCCACGGAGCCGAAGTGGGGTGGTATACCTTTCCGGCCTCATAAAACACTGAGGCGGACCTAGCTCGCATTTCCTTGTCCTTACCGGCTGTAGGCTTGTACTGTCTGCAGGGTACGCCATCCCTGAGTAGCTCTTGGAATAGTGACTGCTGGTATGCAATGGTCTCAACAAGTACCCAAACTGTCTGAGGGTACTTCTGATAAAGCTTTTTGATAGCCTTTTTCTGGTCTGGAGCTTCTAGCTTTGTCCTCAAAACATGAACGACATACAAGTTACCCTCTTTGTCCCTCGCCATAACAGCCACGACGAAATAGTCAGCGCTAGCCTTCTGAGAAATAGCAGGATCTACCGACATAAAGTAGGTAGCGTCATCTGGAATCTTCTTCTTAGTGGTCTCATTACCATTCGGGTCAAGAGAAACACCGTAGTACTGAAACCAGTTTCTTCGGAAGATATCACCCTCTAGAGCAGTAGGATCACCCTGATATAGAAGGTTGAACTTAACAGACCCTCGATTGATCCTCAGGGCCTTAAGCATGTCGTCTTTAAAGTACTCTGGCCAAATAGAGGGGTTGTTGTCCTCTCGTATCCTCTTGCGCATGGCTGGACGACGATTCGGATGGGAGAAGGTGATATCCACATCGGTACCCTTGGCCTTTTCCTCCTCGTACATAAGCTCAAGTCGCCCGTTATAGTCGTCAAGGAGGTCTTTTGGCAGTCCCGTCATAGGATCGTCGTAGTTTAAAGCTACTATCTCGTCAGAGCTTACCATAGCGGCTAGATTCTCTTTTGTAACAAGTGGGGGCATGAAATCTACATACGCTCCACGCTCATCCCCAAGGGCGGGCATATGGATCACATCAAAGTTAAGCTTGTTCATAAGCATTGAGGCTAGGTCGTTGTTGTGCCACCTAGTCAAAATAACCACGATTCGTCCTGTATCGGGGATCAAACGAGTCATTAGCGTACTTTCAAACCAATCCTTCTGATTTGAAAGCTCTAGCTCAGATCGGGCCAAAATCTCGGTGGTCGGGTCGTCAACAACAATCAGGTGTGCACGAGAACCGAGAACCTTTGAGCTCTTCATACCAGCAGCGTAGAGGTTAGGGTGAGGATACTGGAACTCCCGCTTAACGTAGATCTGCTCACGCGACTCACCCTTTAGTGGGTCAATCTCGATCTCAGGAAATACCTCTCGGTACTTCTCATTAGCTACGACTACTGACCTAATATCAGTAGAGAACTTGATAGACTGCGATGATGAGCTTGAAAGAAGGATAGACGCGTGTTCTGGATTCCTACCAATATACCAAGGTGGAAAGATCTGGCTTGTATATGTGGACTTAGCGGAACCCGGAGGAGCTACAATCAGTACCTCTTTTTTACTGTCATCCTGAAGAACGTTAGTAATCTCTCTATGGTGTGGCATGGGTCGATGACCAAAAACGTACTCTGAGAAGGCGTTTAGGTCGGTTCTAGCCCTAAGCTGAAGCTGCGCGTGGTAGGCTTCCTTAAATCCGCCTTGAAGGGCTCTCTCAAGTCCGTCCCTGATCGTGTCCTTAACGATTGGACTAACATTTGGATCATCAAGCTTCTTGAGTAGCTCTTGTACTTTTTTCTCGTCCATAGAACTACTCTTGTTCTTCTGTGATCTCTTTGACCTCGGTAGCCTCTAGCTCGATAGTTTCCTTCTCTGATGCGTCCCTGAGAACTTCAAGAAAGTCGCCTAGAAGAGCTTGGTCAGACTCAGATAGCTCATTCTGGGACTTGAGCATGTGCAGATGATATTCTGTGTGCTCGATAGCGTGGTTTACGTCTACCTTCTGCGTGGGGTGGTAGAACGTCTTTAAAAACTTCTCTGCTCCGGATAGGGCGGTCTTCTCGTTTCCGGACTTCATGGCACGCTCAATGCCGTCTAGGGCCATATCAACGAGCTTCTCCATTCGCTCGGCGGCCTTCTCTTCAATAATCTGCGTGGCATCCTTCTTTGGACGCCCTGCTTTGCCAGCCTGCCCGAAACCTGCAGCCTGTGCTTTCTCAATCCTCAGCTTCTCGGCCTCAGGATCTCGCTTCCCGTGAATACCCAATGCTCTACCCCACGCTTATATGAAAGGGCGTTTATGGATGTCTAACTCTTTAGACCCCGGTTATCGGTAAGGTGTGAATCTTTAGTTTCAATCCTTATCCCTTTGAGGTAAGTATACCATATTACATCAGGCTTTTGGCAGTTTGCTAAATGGGATTACGCCCGTGAGTATTCCAACACCCCATAACAAATGGCAGCTGCTCAGTAACTAACTCCTCTACAGCGATAGCGAAATCCCTAATCTCTCTTTGAGCGTGCTCATGATTTCTTAGAGATAGGA